TAACACAGCATTCGCATTTGATTCACAATTATCATATGTAATGACTGGTTCGGCATCAACTGATATGGTTAAGAGACAATTTGTATTAGCATTCCAAGAAGGTTTTGATGGTATGAATCCAACTGTAACTAAAGCTAAAGCTGGTGATACTGATTGGGGTAATGCAAATACGCAAGGATTTAATTGCGCATCTTCAACATCATCTGGTTCAGTAGCATACACTAAAGCAATTAACGCAGTATCTAACCCTGATGAGTGGGATATCAATATGGTAGTAACACCTGGTATTGTAAGAAGTTTACATCCTGCAATTGTAACAAAAGCAATTGACATGGTTGAAAGTAGACAAGATGCATTTTATATCGCTGACTTCAATGATTATGATGATACAATAACTGAAGCAACTGAGCAAGCAAACGCAGTTGATTCTAACTATGTAGCAACTTACTATCCTTGGGTTAAGACAATAGATACAAACACAAACAAATTGATGAGTGTTCCACCATCAGTATTAATGCCCGCTGTTTTCGCAGCTAACGATAGATTAGCAGCAGAATGGTTCGCACCTGCTGGTTTGAATAGAGGTGGTATCACTGGAGCAGTTAGTGTATTAAATAGATTAACACATTCTGAAAGAGATACTTTATATGAGAACAAAGTAAACCCAATCGCAGCATTCCCTGGACAAGGTATTGTAGCATTCGGACAAAAGACATTGCAAGATAAGGCATCAGCTTTAGATAGAATCAATGTTAGAAGATTACTTATCGTTCTTAAGAAGTTTGTAGCATCTACATCTCGTTATTTAGTGTTTGAACAAAATACATCTTCAACTAGAGCAAGATTCTTAAATACGGTTAATCCTTATTTAGAAGCTGTACAACAAAGACAAGGACTTTATTCTTTTAGAGTTGTAATGGATGAAAGTAATAACACACCTGATGTAATTGATAGAAACATATTAGCTGGACAGATTTTCTTACAACCGGCAAAGACGGCGGAATTTATCGTAATAGATTTCAACATCTTACCAACTGGAGCAAGTTTCTCAGCATAATATAGAAAAACAAAAAGTAGATATTTATTAATATAAAATAAAAGGAATAAAATGGCAGAAATATTAGAGTTTAATAAGATGTTCTATACGAACTTCGAACCAAAAATGAAAAATCGCTACATCTTAGAATGGGATGGTGTACCGGGGTATATGGTTAAGGCAGCAGCAAGACCATCAATCCAATTTGAAACAATCACTTTAGACCATATCAACATCAAAAGAAAGTTGCAAGGTAAAGGTGAGTGGCAAGATATTACAATTACTCTTTATGACCCAATTGTACCATCGGCTGCACAATCAGTAATGGAGTGGATTAGATTGGGACATGAATCAATCACTGGTAGACGTGGATACGCAGATTTTTATAAGAAAGATTTGGATTTCTATATGTTAGGACCAGTTGGTGATAAAATTGAGCAATGGAAAATTAAAGGTGCATTTATTCAGCAAGCAAACTTTGGTGATGTATCATTTGATTCTAACGAACCTGCAACAATTGAATTAACATTATCTTACGATTACGCTATTCTTGAATACTAATCTAAAAATAACAAAAATAAGGGGATTTCAAAAGAATCCCCTTTTTTATGCTTTCTAATTTTTCAAAAATTATGTATTTATATATACAAACTTAAAACAAAGTAAAGTTATGACAGAAAAAACATACGATTTTCCAACGGAGGTATTAGATTTACCATCAGGAGGAAAGATTTATCCAAAAGAGAGTCCTCTTTCATCTGGACAAATTACTATAAAGTATATGACCGCAAAAGAGGAAGATATACTTGCATCAACAAATTTAATTAGAAAAGGAATAGTATTAGATAAACTATTTGAATCTATTATTGTAGATAACGTAAATCCAAATGATATAATAATTGGTGACAAAAACGCTATAGTTTTAGCAACTAGATTGTTAGGATATGGTGCAGATTACCCAATTAGTTTTTACTCATCTAAAACAGGTGAACAAATTGATGCTGTTGTTGATTTATCAAAAGTACAAACAAAAGAAGTAGATACATCTATTTTTAACAACAAAAATGAATTTGAATTTACATTACCTTCAAATGGTAAGAAAATAACATTCAAATTACTTACACATGGTGACGAGTTAGCAATTCAAAAAGATATTGATGCTTTGGAAAAATTAAACAAAGATTCATCGTTTGAAATTACTACTAGATTACGTCATATGATTAAAAGTGTAGATGGTAATAACGATATATCAGCAATATCTAAATTTGTTAATGGTATGTTAGCAAAAGATAGTAAGGCCTTAAGAAATTACATAAAATCCATATCTCCTGATGTTGATATGGTATTCACCCACATCCATGAAGATGGAGAAACCGAGGTAGTTCCCATTACGATGGGAGTTGGGTTTTTTTGGCCTTCCGAAAAATCATAGTATAAACATTCACACTCAAATATTTGAGATGGTGAATTATGGAAATGGGTTTACGATAATGGATTTGTATAAAATGCTAAGAAAAAAGAGAATGAGCAAGTAGAAACAGCAAATAAAGCATCTAAAGTTAGGATTAAGAGGTAATTTCCCCTAAATCCTAACTTTTTTGTTTATAAGATATTTATAGATAATAACTTAAATAAAACAAAGATATATGGCAAAAAAATACAAAATATCAAGAAAAAATTTAAATGAATTTTTTAGTTTTTTTGGTAAAAAACAAACACCAGATGAAATAAGAAAAATTATAGATAATGACCCTATTTTAAAAAAATTAGATAAAGATATTGGGGATATAAATGATAAAGCTGGTGAACGAATGAAAAGAACATTACCAGCAAAGACATTAGCTATGTTAAAAAAATACGGTCTTTATTAAAATTACTATAAGTGGCAGATAAAAAAGATGATAAAGGTGCAGGTATAAGGGAAGCATTAAAGGAAGAAAAGAAGCTTGAAAAATTATACAAACTCAGAGCTGAACAACAAAAAAGTACTCTTTGGGCAGATAAAGAATTGCTTAAAACTACCGAAAGCCAAATAGCAGCTGGAAAAGAAATATTAAAAAATAGTGAAGCCTACCAAAATAGTTTAAAATTAAGAAAAGATATTCATAAAAAGGAACTTGATTGGGCCAAAAGCTTTTCAAAACTTAGTAAAGAAGTAAGAGATAATTTAACGGGTAGTTCAACTGGAGCTAGAGCATTTGGTTCTATCAATCGTGAGATTATAAAAGAGCAAGAAAGGCAAGCATATTTATCGGGAGCAGAACTTGCGAAATCACAAGAAAGAGTAGCAATTCTAACGGACCAATCAGATGCAACTAAAATGCAAGCAGAAGCTTCGGCAAAGGCTAAGGAGGATGCAATTTTTGAAAATAAATTTGCTAAAAAAAGAAATGAGTTATTAGAGCAAAAGGGTATTTTAACAAAAAAACAATATCAAGATGCACTTGATAATCTTGATATAGAAGAATCATTATATCATAAAGAAGAAAGATTAACGGAATTAAAAGAAGGACAAAAGGAATTATATGAGGCGGCTCCTGAATCATTAAAAAGTGCAATTGATTTTACTAAAAAATTAGGAAAGGCAATGGCATCTGGTCCATTGGTAGCAATTGTATTAGTAGCAGCAGCTTTAGCAGCAGGTTTAGAATCGTTTAAGGAATTAGATAAAGCAACCGAAGATTATAGTAAGGCTACGGGAATGACTGCTAAACAAACAGCTCATCTTGCTCATGATGCACATGAAATAGAAGTATCATTTAGAAAAGCTGGTGTAGAATTAAAACACGTATTTGATGTAGCTAACGATTTAGGGAATGTGTTTGGTGATATGACTCACTTTTCAAAAGAAACATTAGGAGCATTAGCAGGAATACAAGCTAGAACTGGAGTAACATCAGAAACGGCAGCTAAAGTACAGGGTGTATTTGAGCAAGTAGCAGGATATAGTGGAGAAACTGCAGCAAGTTTACAACAACAAATAGCATCATTAGCTCAGCAAGGTAAAGTATCACCAAAAGAAGTATTAGAAGATATCGCCGAAAACGCTGAAGCAACTTCTACATTTTTTAAAGGAGATGTTACTGCACTTAAAAATCAAGTAATACAGGCACATCAGTTAGGTACAACATTAACTAAAGTTGCAAAAACAGCAGAAGCTTTATTGGATTTTGAAAGTGGCATTGAAGATGAATTATTAGCAGCAACATTTGTTGGTGGTCAATTCAATTTATCTACGGCTAGAGGATTGGCATATGCTGGTAAGACGGTAGAAGCACAAGAAGAAATCCTACATCAATTAAATCAGGGAATTGGATTTAAAAACCAAGACATATTTGCACAAAAAGCATTAGCAAAGGCAGCTGGTATGAGTATTGAAGATATTAATAAGCAGTTGACAATGAAAGAAAAACTTGCTCATTTAACTGGAGAAGATAAAAAAAATGCAGAAGCAGCTGTTAAAGCAGGATTAGATTTGACAAATGTGAATGATGAACAATTGAAGCAAAAGACTGATGAATTTATTGCGGGACAAAAAATAACTGGACAACTAACTGATATGGAAAACACTTTTAAAGGTATAGTTGCAACAGTAGGCGGTGCATTAACTCCATTATTTTCCGTATTAGCTACTATATTGAGTGTGGTTATGAAACCAATATCATTTATAGCAGAACTTATTAATGCAGTAGTTAGTAATATGTACATTTTAATACCATTAGTTACTATGTTCGCTTATCAAATGGCAGCATCGGCTATATCAGCAAATGCAGTAGCAATTGCAAATGCTGGTGGTTTGGCGCCAATGATAGGAAAGGCAATAGCTGGTATATATAGCTCTTTTATGAGTATTCCGTTTGGTATGGGTATTCCATTGGCGATTGCAGCAACCGCTGGGTTTATATCTATGATGACAAAAGCAAAGAATGTGGGGGATTTAAAAATGCCTGCTGGACAAGGACCAACTGTAACAACGGCAGAAGGTGCTATATACAAAGGAACTAAAAACGATGATGTTGCTATGGCACCTGGTATAACATCTAAATTGGATGATGCATCAAAATTAGGTAGAGCAGCGGCATTACCTATGGGTGGATTTGCTGCTGGACAAGCAATTAATATTTTAGTAAGTGAAATGAAGCAAATGAGAAAAGACTTTGCAAGTAAATCTACTGATGTGTATATGGATGGTTCAAAGGTTACGGCAAATGTAGCAAGTAATGTTAATAAAAGTACTAGAAACAACTTTGCATTAGGACAAGGATAATAATATAACATGCCAACAATAGAAGAATTATTTAGAAGTAAAAAATTAAGTAGTGGTAAGACCGCTGAGCAAGAATATGCTGTCCGTAATAGTAAAGAGAATGAATTAACATCAGCTGTTGGTTTATTGGGATTGCCTTTTAAAGCAGCAACGGCATTAAGAAGAAAAATATCAACAACTGGTACTGAAACTTTAGTTGAACAAGAAACAACTGGATTAAGAGTAATAAGTAAATTATCTTCACCAATTATATATGGTACTAAAATAGCAAGATTCACATTACAACAAAGTGATGATGTGGCGGAAATGAAAAGTGCAAGAGTTGAACAATGGCAAGGTATTGGTGCAGTAACATTAACCCCAGTTAATGGTGGATTGTTAGGAGGTTTGGTAAATTCAGTTAGAAATACAATATCAAATGTTAAATCCTTATTAGGTGTTCCTCAAAATATAATACCAACTAAAATATATTTAAATACATCTGAATTCAATAGTGATTCCGTTAATGTATCGGAAACAATGACAAAGCTTGCTGAAATCCAAAAAAAGGGTGGTGGGACAGCTTTTGGAAAACTTATATCAAAGGGATTTGGTACTGGTGGTACACTTAATCAATTAGGAAATAATATTGCTGGCGCAACTGCGCAAGCTGGTAAGAATTTATTAAAAAGTGTATTATTTGGTAGCGGACAGGGTGGGCAAAAGAATTTAGCAACAAATGCAGTAACCTATCCTATTTATGGTAGTTTCAATTATCGTGGTCATAAAAAACCTTTAGATAAATATTATTTATTTCATTCTAATACACAACAATCAAATAGTAAACCTGGAGAAAAATATTCCGATATAGTAAGACCTGACATTGAAACATCGGATATATTAAAAAGAAACGATTTATCATCAAAATATTATAGTATTGAGATTGATAGTAGATTTAGAGAAAAAACAATACTATTAGGAAGGAAGGGTAATAAATACACAAAATATAATAAACCAAAGTTTGACAAATATTCTTTGGAAAGTAAATTAGGACTTACCACAAATGTAACCGATGAGAATGGAAACACAAAAAATAAAGGTGTTGGAAACTATACCGATGCATTAAATGAATTAAGTACATATAAGCCTGATGCGGATGGTACTAAAAAAGATAGTGAGGGAAACTCATATGATGAATATGATTTTGTTGCATTGAAATTTTATTCTATAACAAAAGAAGTGACTGCACAATTCAGAGCAACAATCACTGGATTGACTGAAACATTTGCACCAACTTGGGATTCAAATAAATTTGTAGGAAATCCATTTAATTTTTACACATATAGTGGAATTGAAAGAAGTGTACAATTTAATTTTAAAGTATATTCATTATCAATATTAGAGCATAAGGCTGCTTGGGAAAGATTAAACTTTTTAGCATCATTGGTATATCCAACATATGCAGGTTTTGCTCTTTACACTGTACCACCATTTTTAAAATTTACATTAGGAAATATGTATAAAAATAAAGAATGTTTTATTGATTCTTTAATTTATACAGTAGATGATAATAATATGTGGGAAATTGGAGAAAACTACAAATCAGATACATATGCAGATTTAAAATTACCTACTATTATTGATGTTGGTGTTACATTGAAATTTGTTGAAAATAAATCAAATACAAACGGAGTTAAACTTTATGGATTTGGTAAAGATGGTACAAAGGGAGCACCAACACAAGCTAGTACTGGTAATCCTGTAACTGGAACGGGCGCACCGGCTACGCCAATTGTTCCAACAGTACCTACAATAACGCCAGTTGTAATACCAGATCCGCCAATAGTTCCTACTGTTGTAAAAAAAGGAAAAGGATTGGATGGTTCTATCGTAAAAAACCCAAATAGACGTACAATTGAAGAAATAACTAAAGAAAGTGCAGATGCCGTATTAAGCAAAAAATTATTAGGTGCACCTAGTATAGCACTTCAAATGCAACCACCTCCAAATGGAGGGTCATCGGTAGTAATTATTGATGTGTCAACCCCAGCAAGCATAACCACTCAGGATGATAGTGGAAAAAAATATAATGCACCGGATGCAAATATACCAACATGGACTCAAATATCAAAAACTGCTTTTGATGTGGAATATAGAGTTAAAAAGGGTAGGACTATGATGTCCGATGATATGATAGATAAATTTAACCAGTTTGGATTTATGAGCCAGCTAACAGAAGAAAAAGATTCAGCTGGTAATAAAAAATATACTGCAGAATTATATGAGTATAATAATCCTGTACCATGGGTAGTT